GGTTGATTAACCGCACAATTTCCTGCGCTGCTGCCTCAGTATTGACTACTCCATCCTTCTGAGCAACCTCACCGCAGTCTATCGTAAGCCTCCTAACGAAGTCCATGTCCTTCCACTGAGGCAGATGTTGGAGTCTACTCTCTTCGTGAGATGACAAGTCAAGTGTCGTGCTACGTATTCCTTTTAGACAAAGGAAAGCGGGAATCACTCTGGTCCCATCTGGAGTATCAAAGAATGTTGAAGGGTCACGGAAGGAACAGTTTGTCGTTCCGTTTCTAAGTCTCACCAGTTCATTCGTAAAGGTATCAAACGAATCAACTGGTATTCTGGTAAATGAGTGATAACCATCTGCAACCTTGTAGAGAGCCACAGAGTCATTAGTCCTCGAAGTCACACTATTATCAACGCTGAGACCAGATACTGTTCCACCGAACGAATAGCCCGTATGGACATGGTGACCGTGAGCCTTACCATACAATCTCGCGCCTGCTATCTTCCTACCATCATCGGGAAGCGTCAAATTAACGTTAGACTGTAGATTCTGGTTATTAGCCAACTGCACAGCAATACCTCCACCAACTGTGATTGATGTAGGCGAAATCGCTGTGATTAAACCCGCAATAGCGCCGACTGAACTGAAGAGTGTATCACCCACAGAGTAGACAGTTGTGGCATCAACACCATCTACTACCATAGCCCCTGTGTATCCTGCCGAATAATATGTAGGATTGAGAGGTTTGTTAATTAGAACTCCCGATGCTATTGGAGAGTCACGATAAGTGCTACTTTCAAGCAAATCAAGCGTATGCCTGTTAGCAAGGTCATGAGCGTATGCGCTCTCGATGAACTTAGACTGTTGAGTACCTCGTATGTAGGGATTCTGTGAAAGGAATCCGTTAGCCACGTCTATCTGCGTAGTCCATGGGCTTGGACCAGAGCCGTTGTATGTCGCAGTAATCTTGTCGAGTCTGCTTCTGCTTGTGCCACCATCTTCCACGACTTCCTTCGGCCAACCTATCTCTGCGGCTTGGGCGCTTGACTGCACCTGCATGTGAATATCTTGGAAGGCTACAAACTCCCTATCGTGCGCAGTATCATACAAAAGCACGCGTGCGTGTCCATCTTCAGCCAGATATGGGTCTACGTAGGCCACAGTGGGGGCTTGAGCGGCTGTGAGACCCAGCGCCTTGTAGTTCTCCTCCACAGTCCTATTCACGTGTTGTACGTAATTCCTCGCAGTTTCAAGGCAGGTGTTTCCAATTAGGAAGTTTTCAAGCGGTATACTATCTCTTGGATTAGTCGTATCCAAATCTCCTTTTCCTCCGTTAAACTCCTTCCATACCTGCGCTTCATTCAGAACTCCCCTGCTCTTTGCGAATAGCCCCTCAACTGCATGGGGGTTGTTGTAAGACATATTGGCCCATACCGTATCCCCGTTTCGCAATCCACCCGGTTCATAGGGGTTGAGCCACTTGGCATTGAGTATGGCGTCCTTGTCCTCATAATCGCCTATCCGCACTGCTAATTTGGCATTGGCTGGAATTATCGGTGTGGCAGCGCTCAGCGTTATCGTCTGCTTGTCATTAGCAAGCGCTTCTGTGACCTTAGTCACAGTCCCTATCTTGTGAATGACGTTAGCAGTGGTCTTGTAGTAGAGGATGTCGTCTTTCTTGACATTGAGACCGTGGAGGTCGTTGACGTTCTTACCAGTCTGATTGGTTATCTCAATGGTATAGGGAGCGCTGCTATTCGCCGCTTGTGCAGTGATTACTATGTTCGTGTCAATCATCAGATTGTCATTGAGTTCGCTCCATAGCGGGTGCATCTGACTTGTGGTTGTGAGTGCGGTAGTCATGTTAGAACTAATGACATCCCTGCACTTCTTAGCGAGCGTAATCTTCTTTCCATTGAGCGATGCTGGATAGAGAGGTGTGGTTTGGAGGTATACGAGAACAAGGCCATTCTCAGGTATATCTACTGTAGGTGATAGCGGGAGTTTCTTCAAATGCCCATGATACTGATAATCGAACACATTAGTGCCATCATCATACTGAACTGAGTATCGCAATGTCCCAGTGCCAATGGGCATATTCTGCATCTCATCATAACCGAGGCTTGGGAATTTTGAGAAGTCCTCATCAGGTACGGTTATCACTATCGCTTTCAATAGGGTTCCAAGACTGTATTCTGTAGCGCTCAGCACAGTAGTGGTGGCTCGCTTAGTCTCCATGTGCGCAGCATGGGGATTACTTTCCGGACCAGCCTTGAACTCCACTGCGCTCGCATATTGGCGCAGACCGTAATCCACATTTCCGCCCTGCGTCTTTACACTGGCTGCGTCGTAGTAATACTCGCTTCTGCCTTCAAAGTCAGACGATGGAGTAAACTCGTCTGATGCCAGAGGGGAGAGAGTATCATCAAAACCGATTCCGCCAGCAAAAACGGGAGTGCCTACATCGAGTCCATCAAGAAAATTACTTGTGTGGCCGTATTCTGCATCAACGATGGTAAGATACTTGTCACCTGTGTTCACTCCACTATACCAAGCCCACTCTCCGTTACCGAGCCAGACCTTTCTGTATCTGTATGCTGTCGTTACTCCTCTGTAAGTGCCTGTCGATGTGGTAGCATCCGGGAACACATTGATGTCGTTCACATAGAGACGTTTGTTAGACGCATCCCATTTTGTGATGAATGTCGAGTTGATATATTCCCTGTTAGCCAAAGCGTGTGAATACGCAGATTGAGCCTCCCTGTCTGCTGGCATTACGTCCTTGAGCCGTCTCCCTACTGGACTTGGGTTCCACGTGTGAGCAGTGTGAGTGGCGTCTATGTGAATCTTGAATCCATTATCTGGGCCCACCCCACTGTCAAAGAACTGATGAGAGAAGAAAGGTATCTCGGCCAAAGCGCGAGTGCTGGCGTATTGGGTGCCTAATTGGTAATCGTGGCTAACATCACTCATACTCTGGAACATACGGTCATTCACAGTGCTACCATTCTCTATCCTCGACTGCTCCCCAAAGTCTGGTTCATTGTATACAGTGAAAATACCTTCCAGAGTCGGGGTTCCACTCGTTTCTCCTTTGAGAAAACCAGTAGCATTGAGCAGTCTCGCCATCGAGGTATATTCGACACCGCTCGATGAGACGAAGTCGCCCGAACCCAGCGCACCTAATGAAAACGTGAAGGTCGTTCCATTCTTGGAATCATACTTCCCACTGCTCCCATCTGCAAGATACACCCTACCATAACGTGGGAATCCGTAAGTGCCCCAACTTTGCATATCTGCAGATTCATTATTGATGGCCTTTACATGAAGCACATCGGCTCCATTACTGAAGTTAGCCACCAACTTATGGGCCATTGCTGCAAAAGCACGACGAGAAGAATATGGTTCATGAGCGAGAATACTTGGCTGATTCGTAGGCTTTGTGTCCATCGCTCCCTGCCCCGGTCCTCCAAGCGTGACTGTTACCACAGGTGAGTTCGGCTCTATCTCCTTGACGATATGAGAGTCTGGACTTCCTCTACCTATCTCATTGATGGAACGGGAAGTTGCTGCTTCAGAAAGACCAATGCAGCGTATGGTAGTGAAGTTCTGCCCTTCTCCCTCAGTTTCTTCTATGCTTCTCACACGAGCGCGACTCATGAGATACATGAGCGAGGCTGTGTTCGCATCATCTGAAGTGGAGACTAATGACTTGACGTTAGTCAGTTGATTGGTTCTCCTTCTATCAGATGGTTGAATGATTATTCTGGTGTCTGATGTGGGCGAATCTACTATCTCGATATTGTCTATGATATCGAAGACTTCGTGAATCGGCGTAGAAGACGATGCGGTAGCAGTATCGAACTCTCCAGCAGAAGGACTGTCTGCCGTTGTGTGTGGTTCAACTCTGGAATACAACCCTTTGTCTGTGAGATTTACTTTCTGCTCCACTTTGTTCAATGCTATCCTATTGAATACCGACTCATGAGTTCCAGTGCTACTTACTGATTCCACAATCACTTTCGGTGGACTATTCTGAATCGAGTCAGCATCTGCTCTGGGAGTGAAGTTTACTGCACCTACACCATCAGTGAACCTGTAAGGAGTAAGGGAATCATCTAACTCATCGTCTGCCGAATATCCCTCACTTACATCACCTATCATAGAATGAGGCATGGCTAAACTATTCAATGAGAGTTCTGCGATAGCAGCGATGTCAATATAACCGCCCGGCGAATAGAGAGTCTTTCCAGAGCCTATGGCATTGATTATGGCATCATAGATGTAAGAGCCACCACCAGTAGCCACATCGGAAGCAGGAACGGTTTTCTCAACCATCAATAGGGGTTGGGTTGTTCCACTCATGCTTGCTCCAGTAAGGTCTACTGCGTTGTAGTGAATCTCAACATATGGAGCGAACTTGACATTGGTGCTGCTCAATTGCGGAACATGCAATAATGCTACTCTGCTTTCCTTCGAGGGTCGAAGATGGAATTTTCTTGTTTCGTCATTAAAGGTGCCTTTCCATGCTGGTACTGGCCCCTTTAGCATGAATGGAGTGAAGTCAAAATTAGGACCGCCGATGGCTATGAGTTTCTTCTTTCCAGCAGGAGGTGAAGATGTATTGTGATACGAATTGAAGGCGGCTGTAACAGTGCTCGAATTAACTACATCGTTTATCTTGAAGTTTCCAGCCTCTCTGTATACATCTACCCTGCTATTGACAGATATCTGCTTATCGACACCTTTCTGAGCATCATCATACATAATGTCGATTATATCTGCCGAGCCATCTATCTGTTGGTCGATTATCTCATCGTTGGCTCTTGGGAGTATTCTAAGGAACTCATGACCATCAACATGGTTCAACGTATGTCTCCCACTATGTCCGATTTGAAATGCAGCATCTAATGAAGTGGGCCATACAACTGCATAGGGATTATCGGGGTCGGAGGTAGTAGTAGCCATTCGACTCGAATACACGAAGCCATGAGACTCGAATATCCCCTCATCTATCACCATCTGCCCCGTTCTATCCACTATCTGAGAAGAGAAGTGAGGAGGTTGATACGGCTTCCCAGTCCCACTATCTATCAGTAAGTCTGCACCTATGACCACGAAATGATTGTCTACATCGGTGCTACGGGATGTATGAAGCATTCCTCTAATACCGCTTGTTGGAGTTGCGGCAAAGTCAAGATGAATACTGGAAACAAGACAAGTATTAGTGTCCACATTGATATTATGAAGTCTGAGTCTCTCTGGAGGAGTCTGATTAGGTATCTTAGTATTCGGATTGATGCTACCCGGATTAACGAGTATATTGTATGGAACATGAGGAATCTTTCGCATGGTTGTTCCAGAAGAAGTGCTCTGCGTAATCTCATAATCTCCATTGCTATATGGGGAGGACGTGAAAGCATAATTGCCGCTAACCGTAGATAGCCCCGTTAATTTCTTCGCAAGCGCCGTCGCTTCTGCATCAGAGAGAGTAATTTGCGAGATAGTAACAGACTGCCCTCCAACTTGAGTGCCATTCGTTGCGATATTGGTAATGTTGTATATTCCCTCAATGGGACTAATCGGCTCCTCGAAACGATAGAGAAGTTGAGTGCTACCGTCTGGTAATGGAGTATTGCCAGTAATATGAGTATTTTTCAGTCCTCCATTCAGATGCACGGCTTCGATGACGCCTCTAAACTGACCGCCCTTACCACCTACATACACATGAGCATTAGACTTAGCCAAAGTAAAATTGGTATCCTTAATGTCTTTACTGACTACAATCGACCCATTCACATACAACTCTATCGCCGTCGATTTAACTGCTGCAACTACGTGAAGTAGAGGCCTGTGGTTACGATTTAGGTCAGTAGCATCATCATAGGTTAAACCTGTGAATCTGTTGTATGAATCATGAATCCCACCATATGAAGAAGATGGATAAACAGTGCCCTCATATCTGGTGCTCTGCTTAGTAGCGGTGCTAAGTTGAAATCTTTGAGTGCTCACACCATCCTTGAGAAAGACCTCAAATACTGCAGGGCCGGGAGTATCTACATTGCCTACAGTGAGTTTGAACTGCCCTTCCTTTTCTATCACAGTGCCGCCACAATCTGGCATTATCCAAGCCTCGATGACGAGATAATTGGAGAACTTACCAGATGAAGGAGTTAGTGTACGATGGCCGTGCGGCGATTCATCGAGGATATTTCTTACATCACTCGCACCATCAAGCGTCTTATGACCAAGCGCAGTAAACTGCCCTTCTGGAATAATGATACTATCGCTCACGCCATCAAAGAAGAACGCATGATTGGAGCGGCCTATCACAGTCATATCATCACAACAAGTTATCCACTGGGGCGAATATCATGTTGAACGAGTATACTGTCTCTCCGGCATCATACATAATGTCTAATTTTTGTACAGCGCCTTGAATGCCTGTGAACTTATCTCCTTGGTCGAACGCAACACTTGCTGGGTAGTCGTTACCCTCAGAAGTCTTACCCAAGCCTTTTACTCCGCCAAATAATCCAGTGGGCATGAAAAAGTTCCTTGCAGTATATAATTCTCCATCCTCCGCTTTGATAGATGAATTGTAAGGTATCTGTAATCCTGTGATGTAATCGTTCTCATCATTGGATTTGGTAGTCGCAACTGCTACGCCGGCAAGTGAGCCAGCAAGTGATAAGCCCCCAGTGGCTGGAACAGCAGCAATACCGCCTATAATCATAGCAAGCCCTACAAATTCTCTCCCAGCCTTTGTTACGCTATTATTGAGTATTCCATAGAGGTCCATGGCCTTATCGCCTGCCGATTTCTTCTTACCTGTAGACCCGCCTGAGAAAGGGTTGATTTCCGAGGAAAAGAATCCCCCAGTGACGCCTGTATCGGGGATGAATCTCGGCGTGCCATTATTGGAAACTGCTCCTTTCGCTACCATAGATATGGAAACGCCCCAATTATCTTCATCGCCATCGGGATTTGTAGTCCGTGCAACTGCGCTCGATAAAGCAGCCGAGAACCTATCATTGATACAAGTATTAACAGCACTGGCGAGATTGCCGACAACGGTGCTATCTGCCTCAGAGAGGTTGATTAGAACATCGTCATTACCTGAATTATGCCTTGCGACACCAGAACCCGTCGAAGTGAAAGTGATGTATCTCTTGGTGCCAGAAAGGTCGGTTATCTCTAACTTCTGGCCCAACAGAGCAGTGAGATTAGTGCTTGTTGCGAATGCTTCGTGTCTATGTCCAAGCCCACCGCCTCTTGCGAAGTTAATCACGGCTGATGCTGCCGTGCTTGCTCCAGCACTCCTATCGTCGGCTATTATGCCTCTGATGTTTATCATCGCTTGGTTCACGTTAAGGTCGAATCCTATACGCTTGCTACCACTGAAGGGCATAGGCGACCCGCCTACCTTTCTTGTTGTAGTCAGGACCATCTCTTGAGCATCTAACTCAATGAGTCTACCATTCTCTTGCACGAGTCTAATGGGAGTAGCAGAAGGCATTATGCATACCTACCACGTTGCGTCACACCGCCCATGTTTCTTGCGAGTTCCTCTTGAATTAAGTCACTCATTTCACGAGCCAATGCTCTCTTATCTGAGCGGTCTGTTACACCGCTCATTTCTATTGACATATTGAATGTTTGAGTGACTCCACCCTGAACGGATGTACCTACTGTAGTGCTCCCGCCACCGCCACCGCCACCGCCGGTAACGAGATTTTTTCCTCCACCCACTATTGATTTACCAAAATTGAAGACCTTACCCAATGAGCCACCTATGATATCCTTAGCCGTTTTCAGTATGTTCATCAAGGCGTCAATAATAGCCCCCACTCCATCTTTGAGGAACAAGAATACCGGACCAAGCGTCTTATCATAAACGCTCTTCATCACACCCATCACTCTACCCCATGCAGAAGCAAGAGCGTCGAATATACCTCCGACAACCTTCTTCATACCTCCCCAGATTTTACCCCATGTAGAAGCAAGAGCGTTGAATACACCTCCAACAACCTTCTTCATAGTTCCCCAGATAGGGGTGATTACCTTGTTCCATACAGCGGAAAGACGGCCGACTAAAATATCCCAGATATTCTTGATATTATCAATGGCTTTCCCCCACCGTAATGTTATGAGATTGAAAATGAACCCTAACGTATTTTTGAAAATCTCCCATATCGGAACTAAGATTTCATTCCAAACCCCTTTCATGAGTTTGACGAGTCCTCTCCAAAGAGCCCCAATAAATTTGAACACAGGAGCAACAAGATTCTTGAATCCCTCCCAAATGGGAGCGAGATGCTCGTTCCAAAACTCCTTAATCTTGGTGAATGCCTTGATTGCTACTCCTTTTACAGCAGAGAAGATGCCCTTTAGTGCACCACCGATACCCGATGCGATGCCTCCAAGCCCACTCATAGCACTGCCTATCCCACTAAGAGAACTTGATACTGCAGAAAGTGAGTTTAGTAATGCACCTAGCGCCATCAGATATCCTCTCCATCTAAGAATGAATAATCAAGAGTCACGGTTTCATTTCCAGTAGAGTCTTGCATATGCTGTCTTTTCCTTTCCTTGTCTTCTTCATCATTGATTGCGAGCGCCCAAGCAAGGGACTGGGTGAAAATCTCCTTATCCATCTGATATACCTCTGTAAGCGATATGCTGTAATGTTTCGCCACGATATAGGCGAACAACTGAGCCTGCAGTCCAAAATCTTCGATAGATTCTATCTTCCGTTTCTTAAGGAACTGCTGAACTCTCAATTGTTCGCGTTCGTAAAACCCCCCTGCATCACCTCTGCAAGTTCATCTGGCTTTGGTAATAGCGCGGCTAACTGCTGCCCTACGTAGGCATTAACGTTGGCTAAGTCATCCGGTGAGAGTTCGGGATTAGTTCTCAATATCCAATTGGTGAAGGCGTATTTCCAATAACCTTCAAGGTCAAGTTTGACGTCGTCACCATCGACAAGAAAGAGGTTCTGGGCGGCTTTTTGAACGTCGAAAAACGAAATGTCGCGCACCCACACCTCCATCTTTTCATCTGGATTATCGCGGTTTACGCCAATCTCATGTCTTCGTTCATTCTTCTTCGCTACTATATTCTCCTTGTTGTCCACTATTGTCATTTTCAGTCACTTCCATGGTTACAGCCTCTTCCGAGGGGGCATCCGACGTTTCCTCAACAGCCTCTTCCGAGGGGGTTTCGGTCTCGCTTTCAGTTTCCTGTGTAATTGTTATTCCTTCATCGTGTTGCCTCAAACGCAAAACGACTTCTGACTTGGTGCCACGAATTGTAAGTCCTCTTTCTCTACATTCGTCCTGTAATTCTCGAACTGTCCATGAGTGGTAATCCACTTCACCAAATGGGTTGCTCTCAGGGGGGACTATCATAGCCTCTTCCTCTTCCTCAAGAACTTCCTCTTCTTCCTCAAGAACTTCCTCTTCTTCCTCAAGAACTTCCTCTTCTTCCTCAAGAACTTCCTCTGCGGCCTCTACCCATGCAGGCTTCTCTTCGACCTCTTCAGGCTCAGGCTCCACTTCTGGCTCAGGCTTAGGCTTGAAATCCTCAATCTTCTCTGTATCGAGAGGCACGATAGGGTCTTCGAGAGTAAATCGGTCAAGCCTCTTTGAGACCATCTCATCGACGCTTTCTCTCGTGCCTACAAAGAGCATCATAGTTTGAAGAGGCACCTTCTTTCCATAGTGTTCTAAATGCTCATTACATCTATCAAGCAGCCAATAGACATACTCCTCATGAGTATGACGATTGTAGTATTGCACTCTTTCCAAATCTGACGGCATCATAGTAATCACGCGTGTAGTATCGTATCCTTGCTAATGACCTTGAAGGTCTTAGGCAATATCTTGAGTGCAGAGCGTATTGGCCCCTTATCCTCTGGAATAGGAAGCGGTGCCTCCGTAATGAAATAGTCATCAATTAGTATGTCGATAGATTCTCTGTCTGCCCCAGTGCCCTGTTTGACGAAAGACAGTCGTATCATGTCTGCATCTGTTTGAGCAGTCTCATCAGTATCGTCGAAATGGTCTACTGCTCTCCTTACCTTATGGTAGAAAAGAGGGTCATCCACGATAATCTCCATCTCAAGGTCATACTCAGTCTTACCTTCCACAGCGAGTTTAGGGTTTCTTGTTCCAGCATGAGGCACTTGGTCTGTCGCCGCATCTGCTATGTTTGCTCCGCTGATAGTGTAGAATTGCTCAACTCCAGTCTTACCGTTTAAAGTGAAAGATACTACCTGCCCTAATGTGGTTCCTGCTACGCTTATCGAACCGTTGTAGAACATAAACGGCTTCTGCGTACCCTTCTCGATACCTGCCTTCTTCCGTTCAACTTCAGTATTAGCGGTGTCCTCAAAGAGCCTGTGCGTATCGTATCTGTCTCCTTTTGTGCTTTCTAAGCGCCCTGTATCGGTATAACAAAGAGCAGAATCGAAGTTTGTAGTGAGTCTTAGAGCAGCATCTGTATCAGCGGTCAAACTGAAGTCCTTGACCTTACAACCACGGAAAACACGCGTAAGTTGCTTAGAATCGCCACTTCCACCATCTGTAGTTCCCTCATTGCTATCGGCATCGCGCCTTCTGATACTCACTTCCATTGAGAAAGATGGTATTGTGCTTCGAGAGAAGAAGAGATGCTCGACGGGTTGAGTTAGGTTGCCAGTGCTACTGTCTCTGTGAGGACTGCCGAAAGTTGAGTCTGTTTGATACTTAGCGAACTTCACGACTAAATCATTTGCATGGGCATACAATAGAGAGTCGTCCAACCAGACTGAATACTCTGCCCCATTTCGTTGCACAGCCGCTATCCTTCTAACCTCAGTTTTGAGAGCCTTATCGAATATCTGTGCGGCTCCTACATTGGGCCAAGCGTCGTCTTTCTTGTCTACACTGGTGCCCACGCCAGTATCTCTGTATGTTTGAACATCAACCATCTCTGTCGAAGAGTCAAGAATGATGTAATCACCCGGAGCGAGTTGCACGCTATTTATCGTAGGCCAACTACTGTTTCCATCAAACATCAAGAAATTATCGCCTGCACTAACTGAACCAAGAAGACTGTATGTGTTACCGCCAGTCTCCTTTGTGTTAGCATGTAATTTTACTACCTCTTGACCGAGGCAGTAGTTAAACCATCTACCATTGTGAATGTTGCACTCGAAAGAGCCTCCTTGATTGAGGTATCTACCCGGAACTTGCACTGCTACATCACGACCAAGGCCAACAACATGATAACGCTTGAGGTCAACTTTAGTCTCTGGTAGGGCTATGGTGCTGACCAGTCCAACGAATTGGTCAGTCAGAACACGCTCCACAGATTCATTGGCAGCATCATTATGAATCATACTGACATCTATTGTCGGCGTAGTGAAGGAGTGAATATACATGGTATCTCCAGTCTTTGAGTCTTTGTCGGCAGTAGTATGGTCAGATTTCAACGCAGGAGTGACTGTAATCTCAGTCTTGTTGTTATTTTGGCTGTTCGTATCATTTGCGACTTCCTGCTTGATGATGGTATATGTCCTACCAGTTACAGAATAATCATCATCAGTGCTCCAATTAGGACTGGTTGAGGCTATTGAGAAGGTCACTTTACTACCCACAAGCATCCCATTGGGATAACGAAGGATTCCGTTATGCACTGGAGTATTCGACGCACCGCTATCAAAGACAATCACACTGGTATCCTTAGTGAGATTCTGATGTGGCGCATTAGCGGGTGCAGGGTCATTCGGGTCAAAAGATGCTGTGAACTTGAAATTAGACCCCGCATAACCATGTTTCAAAGTCAAGCCAGACTCGTGACCGAAGGTCACTTCTGTTAAATCACCCTTGTAGACTGTGGACGGCATGGCTCTCTCTCACCTCATGGGATTGGCTCTGCAAAGATAACTACTTCTATCTGGAAGGTCATTCTGAACAATTTCTTGCTCCTATCGGACAAATCCGTGCGTGTTTTGTATACTAACCTATCGAAATTGACGCCATCGCCCTTTCTCTTCAAGTGAATACACCTTCTCAACTCGTTTTCCATCTCCTTAAGTTGCCTACGATTTCTCGTAGTCCGCATATCCACCGTGATATTGATTCTGGTTGTGACAAAATCGTAGAGCATCTCAGGTAGTTCTTCGTTATGTGCCGTCTCGAAAACGAGAATATAGTCCGACCTATCAAGGTCAAGACGCTTACCTCGCTCAGGCGTCACATCGGCTATATCAATGATAATAGGCTTGTAGTTGCTCGTATTTGCCCTATTCCAATTGTCCTTGAGGACATCCAAAATGACATCTATTCCTTCTTTGAAGGTGGCAACCATTTCTTCTTCCTCCTTGCTTTATCATGAGCGTCCCAATCTGGTAATACTGAATTACCATTGAACTTAAGTTTCTGCTCAGTCAATATGGGCGATTCAGTTAGCATACGCCTATCCACAATATCAGGATTCTCCTCTTGAGACTTCACTAAATCGTGATACTGCGTAGAACCTTCTATAACGCCCTTACGTAGTTCCGCTTGAGTCTCTGCTTGAGTGAACTCCTTCTCAATCGCTTCTTTCCACTCATTGTAGACCATTTTTTCGGTATCATCACCCAAAGACAACCACCTCAATGTATCGCGTGAAGACCCGGTCTACATCTGCTCGATAGAGTTGAATCTTAGATGCCAAGTCCACATTCTGTGTTCCTTCCGGTATGAGAACGCTACGGTCATCATTCATCAGTAAATCAATTGCTACCAACTTAGTGCAGATATCCTCTATGCCTTTATCCACATAGCGCTCACCATAGATGTAAGATGTCTTGATTGCATTCCACTCAAAGAATGGATATGAGTTGTTGAAGTATATGATGCCCATCTCGTGGTCGAGCCACCAGTCTCTCAGTCTGCCTTTGTCTCCACTGGTGCTTCCACCTTGAAGGTCTATCTGGAATTGATGTTGAGTCAGAATCCCCGCTATATCAGAAAGAGCAGACCCTACTACAATTACACATCCGGTGAAGGCCGTAGCAGTTTTCCCTGTATAACGAAAGACGTCACCGCTCGCATCGACGACAACACCCGTTTCTGCAAATCCACTTGTAGTATCTACGTTAATAGTTGTAGAAGAGAGATTACTGAATGTAGCCGTTGAACTGCTGGTCTGACTAATATCTATGTCGCTATCAGTGGCAACGATTGTGCAACTCTCTCCTCCCTTTGTATCTCTCATGCTGGTTATCTTGACGATGCCTGTCCCATAATCGGAATTAGCCGAAGCAAGAAACTCATTGTGAACTGCGACATTAGCCGTATTACCCTCAAGAATAAATGTAGGCGCAAAATCCACTACGGTCTTTCCTACTCTGTCTTCTTTATTGATTAGGTCAGCCAGATTCTGAGCAGAAGTTGCCTTATCGAAGTCTGCTCGCCAATTCGCAGTGCTACTGCCGATTGAGAGGACACCGACGCTCCCATTGCCGGGTGAAACGACTATGGAACCGGAGAGGTCTCGCACATTGTCTGGCAGTGTGATTCTTGCCTCTGCTGCACCTATCTCTCGGTAGTCATCTCCTTGCCACAACTCCAATCGAAGTATCTGCTGAACGTTTCTGAAGAGAAGTGGAGAAGTGCCGACGTAGTCAGTATAGTATCGACGACGATATGGCTTGTAAGTATCGAAGTTGATGTATTCCGCATTAACAAGATACGGTCTCCATGCATTGTGAGTTCTGTTGTCTATGTGGTCCTGCATACGAAGAATGACTTCCTCAACCTTAGCCTTAGTTAATCCACGAGTTCTTCCATTGGTGAATGATGCCAGATTTTGCACATATGTATCGTCTACCGCTTGGTAATCCGAAGTTGAGAATGACCCTGTAAAGTATAGGGCTACTCCATTGGTCCCTCCTTCGGCAATAGATGTAATTGTCTTCTCTATTCCCAATGCTTGCGCATCGCTGTAAATGAGAATTGTATCGCCTACTGAAAATCCGATATTTCTGTAATCGGCGCCCGTCACATATACTCTATCAGACTCAGAGTCAGCACTGACTGCGACAGCATCTTGCGGCCCCATATCGAGTAGGTCTGCAACTTTCTGTGCTGTGGTGTAGACGACTGCTGTGGGGTCAAGAGGTCTTGTCTCTCCTTCACCGGGGCTGAATACTTGTGGCATTTCAATCTCTCTCTTACGAGTTCTCTTCGGCTAATTCACTATACCCACAGTATATCCAAGCCTTGTCGAATGCTGTCATTTCAGTAACCCCCGCCACATGATACACATTCACTCTTACCGCAATATGACCAACCTTCTTCATGGGAATTATCTTCACAATTGATTTTTTTGCCCTTCAGAGAAAGTGCTCTCCTTGCTTCATCGTTTTGAGCATTGATTCTCGCTATTGCTTCAGGAGTCCATGAAGGGTCCATAGGTGGTGCTGATTGTTGTGACAAAGCCGCTTGTCTTTTCAGATAATCCAAAGAGGGATTCGTATGCGGCGCTTGGAGCCGGTGCCGGTAATCATATCTTGGGTCATCTCTTTTAGGAAAGGCAAACGGACTACCATCTCGTACTTTAGCAGAATCCTTGAGTAATTGGAATACAATATCCATTGGGTCAAACTCATTCATAGCCTCGCCTCCTCATTACGAGGGTCAGGCATACCGCGAGCCATTGCTAACTCACGAGCCATGTCTTCTAATCTACTTCTTTGTCTTTGAATAGGAGTTAAGCCGTCAGGATGGTCCAAAAATTGCTCCGGTTCATATTCTTGAAGAAGATTTTTGAAATTATCTTGAGTTTCTTGTTCACCTCTTTTTCTTGTTTCTTCCTCTTCTTCCAGTTTTCTTCGTGTAGATGGGTCATTCTCAGCCATATACTGGTCAATATCGTTTCCATGCTTTTTCGGGTCATATTGGTTAATAATATCTTGAGTTGAGTTGCGTCTTGGAGTATCGTCATACGCTACATCTTCTCCCTCAGTTCCCCACGCTCCTCGTTTTTTACCCGGATACCATTTTTCATGTAGTCCTTGAGAACCATCAATTATGGAATGAGTCCAATCCAATAAACTATCCCCTTTGTAATTTGGGGCTGCCTCTGAATTAATTCTTAAATTAGGACGTTTATCACCCCAATCTGGATGATTAGACCACTCTCTTGATAACATACCCTCAATTGCAGGATTGACTGTTCCCATTCTACTAATTCTCCTATTTTGGTTCATCATTTTAGGAGGTGTTGAATCTTCTATAAACATCTGTTGTTCGGGGAGTCCCTTCAAGATGGTCCATGCTAAGTCAAACTCATTCATAACCTCGCCTCCTCATTACGGCTTCCGAGGTTATATTTCATAGGCCTTTCGCAAGCGCCACAAGTAGCCCTCCATAGAAAGTGAAGCATACCACAGTGAGCACAGCGTGTGCCAGCACCAATATCGAGTATGTCTGCGATATCAGAGGTTCTCGCCCTCTGCTTCTTAGTGATGCCCTTTAGCGGAGCATCGGTATTGATTTTCTGGTTGTCGTATTTAATGTCTGCACGAACATTTTGCTTGGCTGCTCTGCTGATGTCGTCAATATCAAGTGTTTGTAACTCGAACTTGGACATCCACAAACACCACCTTCATGCATAGTATGTGAGAACAAGAAACACATTTCCAAGAATAATAATTGGCTCAGATGACACTAATGATGACGTAGACGCTGCATCAGTAATCGTAGTATATCCTGCCGCCAATGCTGTTTCTGCCCTAGCCTCATTGGAAAAATCCTTCGGGGCTATCGGGCCGATAACTGCAAACTTTAGTGTTAGATTAGCCATATAGGTCACCGCCTGTTTCAGCGCTTACCCAATGCCCACCACTTACCAGTGTTGCTGGCTACGCAATCTATTGTGAGGGAGCCGGGTGCTGCGTCTGTGACGATGGCAAATGCCCCATCTACGCCTCCACCTGTGACGTCACCGAAAGTGTCGCCTATTACTCCGCAAGCGAGTATCTCTGATAGGCCAGTTACTATTGTGCCTGTTGCTACACTCGCTGCGTTCCAATCTCCAGTAACCATCATTAGGTCACCCATTACGTGTGTTCTTGTGTCTGTTGTGCTACTAAATGCCATTTTTCATCACTCCATTTCCGTTTCGTCTTCTGCTACTGCTTCTTCCACCACTGCTTCTTCCACTACTGCTTCTTCCACTACTGCTTCTTCCACTACTGGTTCTTCGGCTTCAGGTTCCGCCTCGACTACTGGCTCTTCGACAGGGGCCGGACTTAAAGCCTCTTCCACTAAAGAGAGAAGAGAACTCTTGGTCTTGTAACCACCGCTAATTGGTATTCCGTTATTGTCGAGCCAAGCCATAATGTCGGCTTTTCTCCATTCGCTGTCTGGAATGCCATCATTGCCCGCATCTGAATGCGGTGCTTCGTCGCCCTCAATGATATAATCGTCCTTGAGTAACCAATGCCTGTTGTCATCCAACCAAGATTGGGAGACGGTTCTTCTGCTTCCGCGAATCCATTCGCCTATGGATGGGTCGCGTCCAGCACGAGAATACCACTTGCCTGCATATGTTACGGTAGGCATTCACCCACCTCAGTTGTAAAATACCACAAGTTGCCCACTGGTTACAGTTCCAGTTGTAGGTAGTGTGACTACCAGACCGCTAATTGTAGCACCGAGTGTCTGCGCATTCGCGCTTGTGCCGCCAGTTGCTATTGCTGTAAGAACAGAGGTTGCTCCGCCACTTAGTGTGACAGTGGCTCCATTAGTTGTTGAACCAAGTGTAATCAATGCCATCTTGGGGGCCGGGTCGTATCCGGTCGCTCCATCGGAGTTTGATGGATGGAAAGTGCCCGGACCTCCGCCCGGATAACTTACATCTGCTGCTCCGTCAAGCCATTCTGTTGTGTCGTGAGAGCCCGCTCTGAGTTCCCATGCCCCTACAAGGGTTGCCGTTGTGCTACTGCCTGTTACTGTTAATGTATCTGCCATTTTTCTTCATCTCCTGTATATATTCCTGCCTTCTGGCCTCACTTCAAGTCCCTCAGACTTCCTTGTGACCCAAAGAAAGTGGTCCAAATCTCGCCCATTGTTCGGTAGAGTCCTTCTTGACCCAGCCTGTTGATGGCGAAGGGGTCGCCGGTCTCAATTCCCGACTCGAAGTATTGGGTCGGTATTGCTGTGCTAAAGTGCAGGTAATCTGTATCTAAGAAGTAAACGCGACTGATAGAATCCGTCAGCATGTTCTTGGTTGGGATAATTGGGACTCCGTTGTAGGTAGCCACGATAAATCCGGCTTCCATTCCCGGAACACCCTTTACACCGTTGTAGGTGGGGGTGACTCTCTTCTCTTCCATGAACCTTTGCTGGCTCTGCAATAGTTGCTGCAGGCGCATTAGTGTGTCATATCCGGTTAGCATAACCTTGGGGTTACCACCACGGACCCAGAGTTTCTGGAACATCTCGTCAATCAAGTCGAGAGAAAGAACTCTGTCAGTTGAGACATTGCTCACTGCGTTGTTGCTCATCTCAGCGTTCGACCATGAGTTTGCACTCCTGTCGATACTGTATATGTCGAGGTCAGAGTCAGCGCTTAGATTGTCGTGACCATTAACCAGACCAGTTGTGGTAGTTGCGTTGTTGCTGTATGCTGCTGTAACTCGGTCCAAGGACTCGAAGTTGTTAGCAGCAGGTGTGTCGACATCGGTACAAAGCATCTTGTTCACCATCTCAGCGTGATGTTTGCCCATTTCTTCCTTCATGACCGAGCGGATATCTCCGAGGCCATCATCCTTGTCAGCGAGGAAAATCGCTGTCTCGGACATATCAAAGGTGTGTGCGATAGTCTTAGGCTTTGCAGCAACGTGCTGGAAAGTCGGCTTGACTGTCTCAGGTAGTGTTGCGTTCTCTGCAACTCCACCGTGTAGAGTGCCCGAATTGGGGCGACCAGTGATTACGCGCCATCCACTTCGGTCCCAAGGCTTCTTGGGTAGAATACTGAAAGCGTTGAACTCTTGGTTCAGTTGCGACCAGACTTTGCGTCCATAAATTGCTTGGTAAGTTCCACCAGTGGTAGACAGCATTGGGCTGTCTGCCTTGAGTAGTTCACTACCGGAGTAAGAATACCCCATTGCGTTCCCTGCGCCATAGTAATAGCGCTCCATGTCAGTTATTGTTCGTACGTAGTTTCGTGCCATTTTTCTTCATCTCCTATTTTGTATTGTGGATTCTCACTCCGGGCTCAATGTCTTATCGGCCAGTTGATGAACCTCGTCCCAAGACATTAGTGCCAAATCCTCAGTCGAAGGAACCACTATTCCAGTGGCGCTCTCGGACTTCTTGAAATCTTCTCCTGCTTCTGCTGATGTAGTAAGTCCGTCAATGCGCTCTCCAAGTGCCTCGATGGACTTCTGAATAGCCTCAAGTGGGCTGCGTGCATCGAATGCTGCTGCCTCTGCCTTGGCAATCTCGGACTGCCTCTCGTGCGTGTAGCGTGTAGAGAACTGCTCTTCGAGGCTTCCACGTAGTTCGTTCTCAAGGGCTGCAGCCTTGTAAACTTCGTAAGCGGCCTCAATGTCTGAGTCCGTTAGTGAACGAGGGTCGATGAAGTCAGACTTCGCAACCTTGCCACTACCAGTAGTCTTACCGAGTGCGTTAGTTGAAGGCTTGCCACCTTCCTGCACGCGTCCCTTAACCTGTCCAGTTCGCTGGAGGTCGTTAGAGGCCATCTCTTCTGGAGTGGAACCGAGGTTAGCCTTTTCCAGACCATCAAAGTGTGCGCGTGCGGCTCCTGTGTCCACACCGCCACTCTTCAGAGTGTCTTCCATCCAATTCAAGTAATCGGATGTAATGACATCTGAGAACTCATTGGATTTCTCCACTGGCTCCTCAGTTATCTCCGCCGCCTCTTTCTTCTTGTCGTCCTTCTTGTCGTCATCGTCCTTCTTGTCTTCAAGGAAAGCAGGCTTCTCGCCCTTTTCCATACCGTCCAAACGTGATTCCAAGCGCGTTAGAACGTCGCCCAGTTGCTTTGTCATATCGTTTTCGTCGTTTTCTGTTGTCATATTGTTCACTTCCGTATCTTCTTTTAGAATGCTGAATGTTGCTTCGGGGTTGATGCCTTTTTCACAAATCGTTATTTCATGAAGTTCCAGTTTGCTTATTTCTTGGTAGTCGCCTCTTTTTGGGTCTGATTTTCTAACCCTTTTGAACGCTTGACCACCGATACTGAATCCTCTGAGAACGCCTTTTCTAATCTCTGCTGAGACTTCCTTGGCCTTCTCGATGTCGTTACGGAGTTGTACTACTACAAACATCCCGACATCATCGACTTCGCTTTTCCACAACCTCCCTTCATTATCTGTGTAACTTGGTACTACGTCGCCTACTTGTATATTGGAGTGCGCTAATTGAACGTTTCTGTAAGATGGGTTTTCCATGAACTTACGAAATGCGTCCTTTAATGCCTCCTTTGTTATTACGTCGCCTTGCTTGTCTACAACTTCCACGCTTGCGTAGCCAGCGACAATGAGGTCGTTACCACCCTTGAGGATGGCGATTGACTCATCGTCATGTCTGAACAGTTGTTTACTACCGAGCACACTAATCATCTCACGTATTGCTTTACTACTTCAATGCTGCGGGACTATCCCTCAAGGCTTCTTTCTCCCAATTCGTTGGACTGCTCGGCATTTTTCTTCGCTTTCCTTCGTCTACCGGGATAGTCCTCTGGCTTCTCCATATCCTCTGTAGGCCGTTTCCTCATGTCCCAATCCGGTAAAGACTCCTCACTATCCAACTTCGTAGGGCCGCGTGGACTCTCGGTTCCATCGCCCACATCATATCCAAAACCTCTTCCAGCCAAATTGCTGAATCCCTTCTCCATTGCATCTATTGCGCGTTCTATGAGAACGAGCGTCTTGTAAACATCGTTTGGCTTCATTATCAGATTCTTATCTTTCTTTGGTTTGAGTATGCCAGCACTCTCTTCCTCTATCCTCTCCTCATCTATCTCAGGCTCTATCTCGGTTTCTTCCTTTAACATCTCACTTAATGCTATTTTCCAATAAGGCTCAAGACTCTTAGCGAGGCGTAGAGAGTAATCTGAATCAGTAAGACTACCTATTGCTGCTATTGGCTCGATTGCCTCCCCATCTACTATCTCGTATTTCACTAAGTCCTCTGGAAGATGTATAATGAAGTGACTATCATCAATCTCCATAGAGAAAGGTATGTGGAACTCTATGTCCGATTTTGCCAATAGAACCCACTTAGGGTGCTTTTCTTCTCCCTTCATGTATGTGGACTTTGCATCTCTCAAGAGTATCTTGTCAGACTCCTTACTCAACTCCTTCACT